CGAGCATTTAAGACGAGATGTTTGTAGGGCCATTAAAGAAATTAAAGTTGACTACATCAAAATCTTGCGTTTAAAAAAAGAATTAATCTTAAACCAAAATATTTTGATCGAACTGCTTAATCATGCCAAATATCGCTGGCATGCATGGCTTGACAGAACCCCATGCGAGATTAGCGCGTCCGAACGAATTGAAAGTCTGTTTATTAACAACGAAAATCTTTTGCCGGAAGAAAGCGACTGGGTTTGGCAAATCATACACGATTATAAAGGCATTGTTGAGAGAACGGTGTCGCAAAGCAATTCAAACCCTATCCCGCCGATATGGATGGTTTCTAGCGTGTCGAGTAGTGGTAGCCGGTGTTGTGATATAATGTAAATTATAATGTTTAATTCCCTATCGTCGTTTATGCGAGAACACAATGCGTATTGGCTGCGGTACCAATCAAATGCGACTGCGGACAACAACCCCGGACGCGTTGAAGCTAATAATGTTATGAACATAAGAGCTCAGGAAGAGCAGGAAAAACTATACACTAAAAAAAACAAGCCTGCAAAACCTTTATTATTTGACTATTATAAAACGCTTTACAAGAAAGACTAAGTCGTTTATAGTTAAATTACTTTATCAATATAAAATCAGGAGAACAGCCAATGACCCGATTAAAGCCGAGTGCGGCACTATTAAAAACTGCTAAAACTTTTTATGACAATGGACTTATAACCATGCCGCTGAAGGGCAAGGTACCCATGGTTAAAAATTGGACGCAGTTAGAGCTTCCAGAGGCCTTTGACGCCGACTATTACACAACGAGCTCAGCAGGTTGGGTGATTCGTGAGCCTTATATCGTTATAGACGTGGACGTGCGCCCAGAGATTAATGGAATGGTTGGCCTACAACGGTTAGCTGACGATCTTGGGTTTGATTTTTTAACAAACGCTGGCGTCATGGTGCGGACGCCTACTGGTGGCTTACATTTGTACTACAAAATCTTCCAGAGCGGCGTGAGCTACAAAAAAAACTTGGCAGCTTACGAAGGGTTGGACTTTCTAAGAGACGGCCACCAAGTATTGATACCCAACAGCGAAACAGACTCCGGCACGTACAGACTAGACGGACGTGCGCCAAATAAATTCTCAAATATTGTCGAGATACCGGAGGGGCTACACCTTTTATTAGAGCAAAAAGAGGCCGAGTCGTGTGGTGGCACTGGCTATTTTACTGACAATAAAATGGATAAGTTGCTATTGACAGGCTACGTTAAACAGTTGGGTGTGATTGGTGAGGGCGAGCGCAACAATGCGTTGTATAAAATGGCGTGTCGGGGCTACGATCTAGGGTTGTCGCCCGAAGTGGTACTCGGTATTGTAGCGGATTCGGATTGTTTTGTGCCGCCATTGTCGACTAGAGAGATGGCTACAACGCTTGTGAGCGCATTGAGCACTCGGCAAAATAAGATCGGCTCCCATGCTGTTGAGGAAGCACTGAAAGCCCTAGGCCCTATAGATTCTGGCTGTTCTCCCGGCCAAGGGCTTAATGACGTGCTTCCCCAAGAGCAAGCGGACGCTCAGTTTGCTGAGGTATGCCCGTGGCATGATAAGCTACACAAAACCAAACATGGCACCGTGAGTTCTCAGAATTTTTGTGTCCGAAATTGCGCCATATTTTTAAAAAACATGAAAGAGTTTAAGGGCAAGTTGGGCTACAATGAGTGGAGCCGTGAGACTGTGTGGTTGGCCCCATGTAGTTGGCACGCATTTGATAAAGCGGATTGTATGCCCAATGGCATTGCGGTGACGGACGACGATTTGTTGTCGATCAAAACGTTGTTTAATGACATGGAGTTTGACCCGTTGGTTAACCAGATATACCAAGCGGCTCGGACTGTTGGCTTTGAACAGAGTTTTCACCCAGTTAAAAAATGGTTTAGTGAGTTGCCTGAGTGGGATGGTGTCGAGCGGGTACGCAGTTTGTTCCCAAAATATTGCAATGCCGAAGACACAGCGTTTAACCGTGAGGTTGGCGAGGTATTGATGTGTGCGATTGTGAAACGGATTTATGAGCCGGGCTGCAAGTATGATCACATGGTGGTGTTGGTGGGCCCAGAGGAGCAAGGCAAGTCCACAGCAATTAAGGCCTTGTCGGTGTTTAATAGTTGGTTCACGGATTCGTTGGGCGACATTAACAAGACCGGCGACGCCATCCAGCAGATTAAAGGTAAGCTGATCGTGGAGGACTCAGAGCTTAATGCCTTTATGAGCCGGTCCAATACGGTGGCGAGTGTTAAGGCGTTTATATCTCGGGAGGTTGACCGAGCACGACTGGCGTATGCGAAGTTGACCGAGGACGTACCACGCCAGTGTGTGTTTATGGGCACAACAAACGAGAACCAATTTTTGAATAGCGTTACGGGTAACCGCCGGATATGGCCAGTGGAGGTGTACGATATTGACGTGCCAACGCTTACCAACGACTTACCACAGTTGTATGCCGAGGCCTTGGTCGTTTACAAAAAGCGGTACGCTGGGTTAAAGAATGGGTTGGTGTTGCAATCGGCAGAAGCGATTGAGCAGGCCAAGAAAGCTCAAACTAGCCGCATTGAAGTGGACGAGCTTGAAAGAGTGATCCAAGAGTGGTTAAATAAAGGCGTGAGAGACGGTTTCCAGTTGAGTGATGTTTGGGACGGTTTAGGTCGAGATATAATACACCTAAGCATTAAGGAACAAAAGCGTCTGGAGCGTGCGTTGTTAAAGTTGCAGTATAAACGCAGTGATAATGGGTTTGTGAAAGTTGGAGGTAAAAAATGATTGATGAAACTAGTACAAAGGAAGAAGTGTTGGAAGCGGTGAAGCAAGATGGGTATGCGTTGGAGTATGCTAGTGAAGAACTGAGGGGGGATCGTGAAGTGGTGCTGGCAGCGGTGAAGCAATGGGGGGGCGCGTTGCAGGATGCGAGTTATGAGTTGCGTGGTGATAAAGAAGTTGTAATGGAAGCGGTGAGGGAGAATAGCTTTGCGTTGGAGTTTGCGAGTGAGGAATTACGCAATGACAAAGAGGTGGTGCTGGCAGCGGTTGGTTACAATGGGAATTTGTTGAGGAATGGGCGTGCGTTGAAATATGCGAGTGAGGAATTGAAGAATGATATAGATGTGGTTAGGGCAGCTTTGAGTAAGTCTTGGACCGCAGTTAACTATGCAAGTAGGCAAATACAACGTAACATTATTCAAGATTGGTTAGGAATTAAAGAGGTAAAAAATGATTGATAAGACTAGTACAAAGGCAGAGTGTTGGGCAAATGCGAGTGAGACATTGAAGCGTTATCGTGAGAAGCTACTGGAAGCGGTGAAGCGGGGGGATACGTTTATTAATTTGATTAGGATATTGGAGCATGATCGTGAGATGGTACTGGAAGCGGTGCGAGCGAACGGGTATGCGTTGGTTACTTTGAGTGATGAGTTGCGTGGGGATCGGGAGGTGGTACTGGAAGCGGTGAAGCAGGATGGGAGTGCGTTGCAGTTTGCGAGTTATGAATTAAAAAATGATCGTGAGTTCATCTTAGCAGCGGTTCGACAGAATGCGAGCGCGTTGGGGTGGGTTAGTGAGGAAATGCAAATTGACATGGTGCAAGGGTGGGCTAAGTGTATGGAACAGGAGTTAAAAAATGATTGATATGATAACTTATTGGCAAGTGGGGGTATTTAGTATAGTGTATTGGGGTTCGTTGATGGGGGCCGTGGGGTTTGTTATTGCCGGCCCGGATTTAGACGAAAACGATCGAACCTTAGGCGGAGTATGCTACAACGTTTTAGTACGTCTTTTACTGGCTGCGGTTGCGTTAGTGGTGTGGTATTACGTCTTCACATTTATTTTGTTTTTATTCTTTGAAACATTGGGAGCGTTGTAAGATGAGTGACGATATAAGATCGCATAACATTGGTGCGTCGGACTATTCCAAGTACAAAATACAGCCATGGGATATTTGGCTTGAGTACAATTTAAATCCGTGGGACGCTGATATTGTTAAACGTGTGCTACGCAACAAACCGGGTGAGCGACGACTGGATTATGAGAAGATCATCCATGTGTGCCAAGAGCGTATTCGGCAAATAGATGAAGCTACTCAGATGGGATTTGGGGATGTGTCCATTGCGTTATTGAAACAAGTGTCGGAGGATAAAAAATGCTAACAAAAACAAAACTAATAGAACTTTTACAAACCTGCAAGATTTTTAAACCAGAATTTTTACACGAATCAGATGTAGACCCGAAGTTTTTGTCAGACCCAGAGGTAATGCTACTGGCAATGAAACGCGCCTCAGACAGTATCAGTGAGGCAAGCGAGGAATTGCAGGCTGATAAAGAGTTTATGCTGGAAGCGGTGAAACAGGATGGGCGGGCGTTAGCGTATGCGAGTGAGACATTGAAGGGTGATAAAGAGGTGGTGCTGGAAGCGGTGAAACGGGATGGGATGGCGTTAGCGTATGCGAGTAGGGAATTACTTGATGATAAAGAAGTTGTACTGGCAGCGGTGAGGCAGGATGGGAATGCGTTGCTGTTTGCGAGTGAGGAATTAAAAAACAATCCGTCGGTAGCGTTTGAAGCTATGAAAAATGACGTGTACGCCTGTAGGTACGTCGGCAAAGAGTTAGTCGAGGATATAGTAAGTGTACTAGAGCACTGGGCACAGGGTATGCCTACAGTTTGGGCAGAAGCATTGGAAGAAAATGGCTGGATGAGAGGGTGGGTTCGATAATGATTAAACCAACTTTAACCTATGACCCCTTAACGCAAGAGTATTATTATAAATGCAGTCGAGAAGAGAAGGACATACCAAAACAGTGTCGGATGAAGTGGTCCGCTGGCAACACGGCTTGGAAAACTAAAGACTGGGCATTGGCCATGAGAGCCGCAGAGCTTTCAGGCATTGGTACCGAGATGTTTAGAGATAAACTTTTACAGCCACCAGCTCGACTCACCTTACCAGATTTCTTATACGACTACCAGAAGGAAGGCATCCAAACGATTGTGGCCAATAAAAACTTATTGCTGGCGGACGAGCAGGGCCTAGGTAAAACCGTACAAACCATTGAGGCCTTGCGATACATCGACGTCCGACGCATTTTAGTATTGTGTCCGGCCTCACTAAAGTATATGTGGCAAGAGCAATTCGACCAATGGTCGGATAACTTACTCACCCAAGTAGTGGCCAACGGTAAGTCGGCAATCGTAGCCACGAACAATGTGGTGATTGCTAACTACGATCTGGTATCCAAACGCTATATCTATGAGCAATTGCGGGCATGGTCGCCCGATATGGTGATCTATGATGAAGCGCATTATCTTAAGAACCCCACGTCTAAACGAGCCAAGGCGTCGTTTCTACTAGGGGCTAGAGCCGACCGGCGGCTGATGCTTACGGGTACCCCTATGCTTAATCGGCCGATAGAGCTTTATAGTATTTTAAGATTTTTAAAACGAGAAACGGTTGAGCCATACGACAATTATAAAAAATACGGGTATAAGTTTTGTAACGGTAAAGAGGGCCCGTTTGGTTTTGATGTTAAGGGAGCCAGTTGTACCGACGAATTGAACTACAGACTCAAACGCACCGTGATGCTACGGCGGTTAAAGAAAGATGTACTTACCGACTTACCAAGCAAGACGATGCAGATTATTCCTATGGAGCAAACCAAGGATACCAAAAATATAGTCAAGCAAGAAGGGCTGTTTGATGTGGCCAAGATTTTAGAAAAGCCAGATGCTAACCTTATCGGCGAGATGGCTACTATTCGGCGAGAGCTTGGAGAAGCTAAGCTGCCACAGAGCATCGGCTACATTAAAGATGTGATGGCGAGCGGCGTTGAAAAGGTTGTGGTGTTTGCGTACCACAAAGTAGTATGTGAAGGGTTGTACGAAGCGTTTAAAGACGACGGAGCAGTGCTAGTCTATGGCGGTACAGCGTCAACAGATCGCCAACGCTACGTTGACCGCTTTCAAAAAGACGCAGACACTAAAGTATTTATCGGCCAGATACAAGCTGCCGGCACTGGGCTTACCCTAACCGCAGCCAGTCACGTGGTATTTGTAGAGAACAGCTGGGTGCCCGGAGAGATGGACCAAGCAGTTGACCGGTGCCACCGGATTGGCCAAGAAAATAAAGTAACGGCGCAAGTATTGGTTGTTAAGGATAGCATCGACCATGTTATAATGAGGTCTATGTTTTTTAAAAAGAGAAAGATTAAGGAGGTTTTAAAATGAATGTGTTGAGTTTGTTTGACGGTATGAGTTGTGGCCAAATTGCGCTAGACCGCCTAGGCATAAAAGTAGAAAATTATTATGCCAGCGAGATTGACAAATACGCCATTAAGATTGCTCAGAAAAACTATCCAAACACTATCCAGTTGGGCGATGTTAAAAACGTAAAGGGTGAAGATTTACCAAATATTGATTTACTTCTGGCAGGTTCGCCTTGTCAAGGGTTTAGTTTTGCGGGAAAACAGCTGGCATTTGATGACCCTAGATCGGTATTGTTTTTTGAGTTTATTAGGCTATTAGAAGAGTGTAAACCAAAATACTTTTTGCTCGAAAATGTACGCATGAAGAAAGAGTATCTTGATGTTATTACAGATTTAGTGGGGGTTGCGCCTATCTTAATTAACAGTGCGCTAGTTAGTGCGCAAAATCGTCAACGATATTACTGGACTAACTTGCCTGTTGCTGGCCAACCAGAGGACAAGGGTATTGTGCTTGGAGATATTATCTATGATGACACGTATAAGGTATTTACGGATGAAAGAATAACCAAAACAAAAAAGGCGACAAAAAATTACGTTCAGTGGGATTTGAGTGGCAAAGGTTATGGGTCTCAAGGAGATAGAGCTTACTTCAAAGAAAAAAAGGTAGGTACCTTACCCAAATCAAGTCCCGCTAATAAATCAAATATTGTTTTAGATTATGAAAATGATATTTATAGACGCATGCATCCGATAGAGGCTGAAAGATGTCAACAGGTACCCGATAACTATACAAGTGGGGTGAGTGATAATAAGAGACTTGAAATGCTGGGTAACGGTTGGACAGTAGATGTTATTTGTCACATTTTAAAAGGAGTGCGTGATGGAAGTAATTGACCACAGAACAGAAAAACTTAGTAAGATTGTTAAGCTAGAAAAGAACCTAGACATGGCTGCTCAATACGCACCTCGACTCGTTAAACGCTTGGGGGTGGGTAGTAAACACGCTTTCCCAAGCTGTTATAGTTTCGACGCAACGTATGGGTATTTTGTAGCCAAAGACGGAAGCAAGCTCCCGGGTGCCAGAGTGCATATACACCACAATTTATTGGACTTATCGGTTGTAGAAAACTGGGGGCTATCATACATTGACGAGATACTTGACCCAAAGAACCGAGCATTAGATGATCTGGTTAAGCGCATGGCAAATTCGTTTAGAGCAGGGACGCAAGTACTATGAGCGCACATTCACTATTCGGCGCATCAGCCGCACACATTTGGACTAACTGTACGGCGCAGCCATGCTTGGCTTCACAAGCTAAAACATTTGAGGAGTCAAGTGATTATGCTAACGAAGGAACCACGGCGCATAATATAGCCGCCGAGATTTTAAAAGACGTGTTACCACTGAAGTCGGTCGGTACCTTGCCCGACGAGATGATCGACGCCATTATGATGTACGTGAACTACGTCCTGCGACACGTTAAGAAAACCAGTAAGCTATATGTAGAGCAACGTATCCGACTCGACTCCATAGACGGTGGTCACTTTTTTGGCACGGCAGATGCTATTGTTTCGTCCAAGACAACCCTAACGGTTATCGATTTTAAATACGGCCAAGGCATTAGTGTGCAGCCAGAGAACAACCCCCAATTGCTTTACTATTTGTTGGGCGCAATAGAGCTTGAGGGGCTTGACATCATGTGCGGTAAAAAGTTTTATGTAGCTATTGTGCAACCGCGGATGGAGAAAGACCCAATTCGTAAAGTTGAAGTGCCGGCTCGATCGCTGGTTGCGTTCCAAGCGTTTCTCGAAGGAAGGTACGAGAAAGTAAAGGAAGACCCAGAATACAACCAAGGCCCATGGTGCCAGTTTTGTAAAGTGAAAGGTGTGTGTCCCGAGCTTAAACGCATTAGCAACGTCACGACTAAAACTGATATTGAAGGTGATGTTACGTCGTTGCCGGAGGTCGAGCAGTTGAGTATGGAAACAATTAGCAAGGTACTAGAAAATGCCAGTGCTATAAAGAAGTGGTTGACAGCGGTTGAAGCCTATGGTTATAATCTAGCTTTAGAAGGTTGTGAGATTCCGAGACATAAATTAGTATTAGGTGGCCGAGCCACCCGAAAATGGATTAATGAGAGTAAAGTTGCAGAAGAATTACAGAGCAAATATGGCCTCGACATATTCGATATTAAACTCAAGTCTCCGGCCCAGATGGAAAAGTTAGTCGATGACAAGGAGGTTGTGCAACAATATGTAATGGTGCCAGAAAAGAAACCAGTGTTGGTTTCGGACACCGATAAAAGAGAGCCTTACAATTTAGGCAACGAGTTAACAAGCGTAGTAGATTAAGGAGATTTAAATGGCAAAACAAAGTTATAGAAATAATGTTATCACCCCAGAGGCTAGACTTTCGTACCCCTATGTGGTCGATCAGTTAGTCACTCAAATTGATGGGCGTGTTGTTGAGAAATGGTGTGTAGACTTGTTGTTTTCTAAAGACACCGACTTGTCCGCATTAGACAACATCGTTAAAGAGCTAATAAAAGAACAGTGGCCGGATGCTACACCGCAGCTAGTTAAGAAAATCCGAACCCCCTTTAAAGATGGGAACGACAAATTGGATAAAGAGGGTAATGTTAAACCCGGGTACCATGACACTATTTTTATCACCATTGATACTAAACGATCAGCTCCCGTTTTAAGAGCCGCTAATGGCGAGCCCATGACTGCCGACCAAGGCCGTGAGGAAATTTACGGTGGTTGTTACGGTCGCGCGTTAGTTAACGGCGGGACTTATGACCACATGGGCAACAAGGGCGTTAAGTTTTATCTATCCGCTTTGCAAAAAACTCGTGACGGAGAACCGTTGGGCGAGGGCAGCACAACGTCCGAGCAAGTCGATAGACTTATGGACGCGTTTGGCAAGCAAGAGGACGCAACAGATAACTCAGATTTGTTGAGCTAGGGCGCACTCATGCTATATATCGACTTCGAAACAAGGTCGTATTGCGACCTAACAGCCAGTGGTTCGTGGCGATACGCACAAGACCCAACAACCGAGATCTTGTGCATGGCCTACGCTTTCTCAGATACTGAGCCTAAACTAGTAATAGGCTCAGAGCTGCCAGATATAGTAGCCTTGCACATTGATATGGGTGGGATCGTTGAGGCGCACAATGCCATGTTTGAGCGAGCACTCTGGGAATCTATATGCGTAAAGAAATATGGATGGCCAGAGATAAAGCCAGAACAATGGCGATGCTCCGCAGCATTGTGCGCCCGATGGGGCGTACCCCGAGATTTGAAGACAGCTCCCATGGCCCTAGGGCTACAAGAAAATAAAGACACCGAAGGCCGGGCAATCATGCTTCAACTCAGTAAGCCCCGAAAGACTAAAGACGGGCTTGCCTATCTCGAGGACGATACTAAACTCAAGAAGCTGTACGACTATTGTTTACAAGACGTTCGTACTGAACGAGCAATCAGCCACCACTTCACCCAAGACTTTGGGTTTGAAAAAAAAGTGTGGGCGTTGGACCAGCGCATTAATTACCGAGGCGTACCCGTTGATCGACAAGGTGTGGAGAACGCACTAGAGCTACTCGCCCTATACGCCGAACAGCTTGATAAAGAAGCCAAAGAAATAACCGGCGGTATCGCCGTAAGCCAACGAGATAAATTAATAGAGTGGGCCAACGAGCGCAGTGTCGGTTTGCAGTCATTGACTAAAGAGGCCGTGGCCGATTGCCTCGATTGGGTGCAAGATAAAGAAGTCCGGCGCGTTTTGGAGATTCGGTCGCAGTATAAAACTTCAACCGCCAAGTACCAACGGTTGCTATCCAGTATGTCAGAGGGCGATCGTATCCGAGATGCGTTTGTTTACTATGGCGCACTCACCGGACGATGGGCTGGCCGCTTGGTTCAGTTCCAAAATTTACCAAAAGGTTCCGTTGCGTCCGATCAGATCGACGACGTGGTGGATTCTGTGGTTAAAAAGGATATTGCCAAAATAAACGCACACGAGGTTGCCCCTATGTTGCAATTATCTAGTTGCATTAGGGGTATGATAGCCGCCCCTAACGGGAAGTCTCTATATGTGGCGGATTTCGCCGCTATTGAAGCTCGGGTCGTTTCGTGGCTTGCAAATTGCAATTTAGCGTTGGATCAATTTAAAAAAGGAGAAGATTTGTATGTTACCATGGCCGCCAAAATATATAATGTTACAGAAGCCGAGATTACCAAAGCCCAGAGGCAGCTGGGTAAGGCGGCTATTCTTGGGGCTGGTTACGGTATGGGCCATAAAACTTTTCACCGGACCTGTGCGTCGTGGGGCATGGAGGTCTCGGAGGAGTTAGCCCAGTCCGCCATTGCCACGTACCGCTCCGTGTATAGTGAGATTCGGGATTTGTGGAGACACACTGAGTTGGCTGCTACAAACGCCATTCGGTATGGTAAGCCTGTGACAGCGGGGAAGGTCACATGGTTTATGCACGACGGTAATTTACATTGTAAGTTACCGAGCGGTCGGAGCTTGACGTATCGTAAAGCTAGGCTCCGAGCTAAGGAAACTCCATGGGGTGGTGAGAGCTATGAGCTTGTGTACTATGGTTCCCGAGAGAAGGGGGCCAAGTGGGTTGAGATAGACACGTACGGTGGGAAGCTAGTGGAGAATATTACACAAGCGATTGCCCGAGACTTATTAGCCGAGGCTATGCTACGACTAGAGGACGCCGGGTATGATATAGTCATGCACGTACACGACGAGGTAGTGTGTGAGGTTCCCGACACCTCTACCAAGTCGTTGTCAGAGTATGAAGCTATCATGGCTCAGGTGCCCGCATGGGCAGAGGGTATGCCGATTGACGTGGAAGGCTGGGTCGGTAAGCGGTTTAAGAAATAGGAGGTACGAACGTCATGATAAATTGGTTTAGAAAAAAGAAGTTGATAAAAAAGTTGATAAAAAAGTACAACGTGCCAACAGAGCTACAAAAAGACTTAGTCGCTGTTACAGATAAGTATTTTGTAATTGAGTGGTACTACGATAATTATAATGATGCCATTCGTTGCTTTATTTACGGCCGCCAACCCGATGGTACCTTAGGTGACCGCAAAGGAACGACATGGTTCGAGAGGACTGGTCTCGCCGTTTGGGAAACGGACGGCTTAGATAGAATACGCGACGACATAAATGCACTGTGCGACTTAGAAGTTGAAGTTGATTCGTTAAAAAGAAGACGACGTGTTATGCGAGATAGATTTTTATGAGGATTTGAGGTATACTATAAGTACGCATTTGATAGCTATGCTGTCTATGCCTTGATAAAATATCCTATCGAATGTGTACCACGGGCCCAATACCAATTAACAAAAAAATAATTACTTAAGCATTTGATTGGGCCTTACAATTTACTATGACAAACAAACAATCTATTATCGCACTTGATCTAGGAACCACTTGCGGGTGGGCTATTAAACACAATAACCGTACGTATTCTGGGGTGTTTAAACTAGCCCCCAGTCGGTTCGACTCTTACGACCAACGGTTTATTACGTTTCGTAAAAGCCTACAAGAGCTAATAACCAAACGGTTTAAGGACGCAGACCTCAGTACGGTACAAGTGTTCTATGAAGAGGTGAGGCAATCCCAAGCTCCCGACGCCGCCCACATGTATGGCGGCTACAAAACGGTGTTAACTTGTTTTTGTTTAGAACATGGTATCTCGTATAAAGGCGTGGGCGTCAAAACGATCAAGAAGTTTATCACGGGCACCGGCTCCGCCGGTAAAGAGAAAGTTATGGATAGTGTGCGGAAACTAGGCCATTACCCAGAAGACGACAACGAAGCCGACGCCATCTCTATCTTGTACTACGGACTAGATTATTTGTCGTAGGGCTTAACTAAGCCAGTGTCAAGCATAATGTCACTGAGCTTTATGTTGTCTATATAGACGTCAGCCACTAGCCTAAAATACTTTCCTCGCTTAACGTTTCTTAATTCAATACGCTGGGCGTTAATTAATAAGTCCCTTAATTGCTCCCGAGCAGCTATGGCGTCGGCTTTATTCTCGGCACTCGTTAACTCAACCGCGTCGTATCCAGTGGGGCGGATAGGTATATCTTTACAAAATAAATCTAAATCGCAGTTTAAATTTACTTTAAACGTATCCCCGTCATGAACCTTGGTTACCTTCAAAACCTCTAGCTGCGTAGACTCAGATACCGCCAAAGGGGTAATCCCAAACACCGCCAATAGAATTGCACCAATTAAATAGAATATTTTTTTCATTATTAAACGATCTCCAATTTAAACCCTGTAGGGTATGTCGCTAGTAATCGATTCAGTGTGTTTTTAGAATACGACACCGCCAATTGCCGGGGGTGCCCCATAACTCCCATTCTTTGCCGACTAAAATACACCCTTCAATATCCGATATGAAATTACCCGCATGAATAAGTATGCCCGATCGCCCCGGAACACTTAACACAACAAACGCTTCGGGATATTTCAAGCTGGTATAATTGGTCACGTTGTATTCCCCACACGGGATGCACGACACGTTTCGGGCATTACGTTGCCACGGGAGTTCTAAAGTCTTACACACCTCGTCACCGTCCGAAGTGTGTATCGTCCCTAGTATCCCCCGATTGCTTTCTATCTCTCGATTAAGAGTTAGTAAAGGGGTCATTCTGTGCTTTATTAAAGTTGCACGCAATAAGATTTACTAAGTTCATTAGCAGTTTAAAGTTTTTATCTTTAACCGCTGAGGACACAGTTGAGGCAATAGCCGCTCCGCCCGTAATGGCTAGTGCAAGTCCTTGAGGGTCGTCTAGGTAGGTCACACTAACCCCCAGCGAGCCCGCCCCGGAGGCGGCTAGTAAAACTTGGTATAATGTTTTGAAAAATTTAGTCATGAATATCTCCTTATTTATAATATAGTGCGCTTAAAAGCGCAGCGATAACGCTCAGTAATCCAGTAATAAAAGTTGCATTAATTCGCAAAATAATTGTGCGGACATCTTTTCGATGTTCGTCTAACACTTGGCTTTTATAAGCTAACTCTTTAGACATTTCAGCTACTTTTACCTCAACCGTTCGCAATCGGTCTGATATGTCGTCCAGTTTTTTCTTGTCGTAATTGTCCACACAGTTTGTAGTATTGCATAAAAAACCAGTTTTTGTCTATTTTAAGTTGCCTATTTTTATGCTAACTTAATGAATCCAGTAGTGTTTGTATTTCGGTTTTTTCGCCTTCGTCCGCTACGTCTAGGTAGTGTGGGTTAGCCATAAGTGACGCAATTGCGTTTTTTAAATTTTCTTTTAAGGTGATTACCTGAGCTTTGTGTTGAATTTCGATATTATTTAGCGCATCCTGCGCCGTTAACATATTGTTATAAGCGTTTAATAATTCTTGATTGTCTTTTATGTCTTTAATTGTCATTGATTGTTTGCTCCTTGGTGCTGTCCACCTTATATTCTACACCGTATTTGGTAAATTCGTCTACTGCTAATTTGTCTTTCCGATCGCCAAAAATTAAAACATTGTAGGTGCCGGATTGCTCACACACTACTTTTGCACGTTTGCCGCCGTCAATCACTTCACCCCATGCCCTTCCAAAATGTTTAAATGGATTTACCCATACTAAACTATCTTGGTTCAAATGTTCAAAATAATCGGGTAAGTCAATATAATTATCGCCTTCCTTACAATCAAGCTGATACTTATAGATATTCCCGCCGGCACTTGGAGTTTCCACAAAGTAATGTCGTAATCGGTGTGTGTCTTTCTTTTGTGGGTCTGGGTGTGCAATATCAAACGACCCTGACCCCTTAGACAATGACCCACTAACAATAGCATTTCCGTTTACGTGTAATTTTTGTGACGGACTATTTGTTCCGATACCAAAATTTCCACTGTTGGTTAGTCTCATTTTTTCAGAACCATTTGTTCCAAAAACCAAACCGTGGTTAGTGTATGTTCTTAAAACTGCCGTGCCACCACCAGCATAAAACTGACCTAAAACCCCGCCATTGTTTCCATACAGATTCAAAACTGCATAGCTGTTTCCACTTGCTGTGTTTTTTAAATTAATTTGTGCCCCCGACCCTGAACTAACGGACTTCTCCATGTCCAAAGCAGCATACTGTGTCGGACTCATTCCTATACCCAGGCTGTCATTAATCTTAACTTTACCATCATTCTCAATTCTCATTCGTTCTGTTGCGTTTGTTCCGATTGATATTGGATGGTTAGTATATGTTCTCAGATAAGCCGTTCCACCAAAACCGTCCGCATAATATTGGGCTACAACAGCTCCATTGTTGCCCTCTAAGACAAGGGATGCGTGACTCCTACCGTTGTTTGATGTGTCGGTGTTGGTGTTTTTTAGCCGAATGGATAAGCCCCCCCCACCCTTTTCAGATCGTTCCATATCTAAAATAGTAGTGTCTGTTGCAACCTTTCCAATGCCCAGTTTACCGCTTATTGTTGCGTTACCTGACACATCTAGTCTTTCGCTCGGTGTGTCATTCCCAATACTAACATTCCCCCCATTTCTTGCTAGATAAACATTTGCATTATCTGGCTGAATATATATTGGCGTTCCCGCGCTACTACCGTAGTTGTAAGAAAAAAGTTTTGATCCTGTGCCATAATTTTGTAAGCCGATGACATTATTATAATCTTCCGTTCCAGTTACAATTCCACCCTCTACTCCAAGCCCAAAGGCTTGTATACTTGTCCCCAAACTGGGGCCAACGGACAACTTTTGAACCGGATTATTATTGCCAATACCCACTTTTCCGCCATCAGCAACAAAAACTCCGCTCCCCCCGTCATCATACAGTTTCAAGCCATTTACATTTTTAGCTTTTATTTCACTCGCTGTAAAGGTTCCACTAATAATATCTACATCGCCGTTATCGGCTACTGAGACACCCCCAGTTCCAGAATCGTTAAGCAATGCTACTCCACCAATATCCCTAGCTCGGATACCCTCTGTTGCTATATACTGCCCGCTATTTTGAGTAAATGAGTCTCTTGGGTCCACGCCCCCAGCATTAGCGTCTACATACGACTTAATTGCTTTAGCACTAGCTAACGTATCGTCGTTTGCGCTTACGGATGTTAAGTCTGTGTCTAATACCCCCGGTTTTAGATTATCAACTTCTAAGTTGCTGACCGTTGTATTGTCGGCGTCTATGGTAGGTAGGCGAGCTTCCGGGAGCGTACCGCTTGTGAGATTCGTAGCGTCTTGACGTTTAGTATCCAATTCGTCAATGGCCGCTTTCACGGTGCCAGAGGTTAGCGACGAATCCGCATTATTATAGATTACCTTGTTGGCTTCGATACCGTCCGCAAACACCCACGCCGCACCGTCCCACCGATAAAGGCCTTTTATCTTCCGGTTAACGCCTATAACGCCTGTGGTTGTTTTGACAACAAATAGATCGCCAAGCTCCGCAGTAGCCGGTAACTGCGCAAACGTGTCCACTTGCCCCTTGATCGGGGAGTCTGCGCCAACAAATAAGTCCTCCAGCATTATACTACCTCCGAAACTCGTATACTAAATGTTATGCTTGTTGAGGCATTGGTGATAATATTAATACCTAACGCCACCAACGGAGCCGACGTTGCTTTAATCCACACGTTTCCGCTAACGCCTGCTAACACGTTGGTCGCAATAGTGTCCCGAATCTGTGGGTTTGTTGAAACCAATACCGCTTCCAAGTTTATGTTATCTGACGACGACCCACCCTCAATACGCACCGTGGCTCTAGCGTTACCTTGCAAATAAATTAGCGGTTGTTGCCCCGTCTCGGTAGTAAAGGTTTGTATGATGTCCCGAGAGTAGTGAGCCATTAATCAGTCCAGTGTTTGTCATCGGCGCAGTTAAATGTTTCTAACTGCTTAATAGTATACTTGGCGATTTTTGCTTCCAACTCGTTTGACTTAGTACGAATCTTTTCAATAAACGCAACCATGGTCGTGTACTCGGCTAGGTTGTTCGCTTGCTCGTAAATTAAGTTAAGCTGCTTTGTGATCGGATAAATCGCCGTAATACGAATGTGTGCTTGGTCTTTAATACACATTACGTGGTGTTGGATTAACTGGCTTCGAAAAAACTGTTTTTCCAAAACTGTTGAAAACTCAGTAATTGGATTTAAGGCATACAACTCTTGTTTTAATTCGTCTGTCAAATCTAAAAGCTCAACAGCGTTATCACCGCCAATGTCTTGGTTGGCAGAGACAACATATTGGTTGTCGATATAAAAATATGTCTTGTCACCAGTGATCTCTGGCTCAACAATATTCTGCAAGTTAATTATTCTGTAAACGTACATGTGGCCTCCTAACTAAAGTAAAACGGTTGCATTGTAGAAATACTTCTATTAGATACCCCCTCTCGATAAATCGGTAACTGGTAGGCACCCCCATAGCCAGCTTGATAATACACACCTTCTTCCGTTAGCACGCCTAAAGATGTTTCTGAACCTCGGCCAATCGAACACAATTTAACAGGTTTATGCTTCATAAATCCAAGAACTGGTTGCAAACTAGTATTGGTTGCAAGGTCAGTCCCAATTCCATAGTTTCCGTTATCATTATAGCCACACGCTTGGATATAGCCGTCATCGTATAGGATAACTGTCGATGTGTTGGTTAGTGACCCTAGAGTTTTTAACTGCGTTATAGTACGGCCAGATCGCAAACTGTTCGGAATTGTTTGGTGCGTGGTTCTCACAGTAGTTGTGCCATCACCTAGTTGGCCGTATAAATTATACCCACTAGCAACGATGCTCTGATCGTCTTTAATGACGTAAGACACACCATAGTCGCCATGAGCCATCAATATGTCTTGATTAT